TCTCTAACCATTGCATCAGGTAATGTTTCCTCGCCTATACGGTTTAATCCGATAGCCTCTGCGCCATTACCAACATCTGAAACAGTCGAGAAGTCAGCAAAGGTATAAATAAATTGATTGTTAAAAAAGTCTACAGATAAAGCCTTGGTAATGTTTACGTTAGTTACTTCTGAAACTGAATTGGTATCTGTTGTGTATTGCCAAACCTTTTCGTTAGGTACGACGATAAACATATTAATACCATCATCAGCCATTATACATCGCTTAGTTCCTGGTATCGTTCCGCGTAAAGTGTGATTACCTAGCTTGTCAATTTCATATAATGAAGTACCTTTTACTTGATAAAGTATTTCAGCCATACGATGAAAGCCGCGGTCTTTACCTGCTGCATTGCCTTTAGTCTCAAGACCAGGAAACGGCATCAATACATATGATTCTTTGCCGCCCTCATTAAACTGTTGGTACCAGTTAACAGTCTGTTGACTAGATAAAGGTTTAGACCTACTTTGATAAGATGGTCCTGTAATGTTTACCGGTACTGTTACGAATGGCATTAAACCACCATCCCGTTATCTAAACTCATTGAAGGAGCAGGTCCGTAACGTCCTTTCTTATCTGCTTTGTTAGCACCTTTGATTGCACCAATAAACATTTGCGTATATTTTGCTTGTGACTCTGTGTCAAGTGAAAAGCTAAATAAGGCACTTAATGCACCGAATAAATAGATAGATGGGTGGCTGGTTAATATATCGTTAGTTTGATTGCTATCGCTTAATGGAGTTGCTTTGCGGTAGTATTGAATCTCTAACGTATACTCGCTATCGGGTACGCGATCTAATTGGATTTCATTACCTACAATAGTAAAGAAGTTTGGTCGACCTGTAGCTACTTGCTTGTGCATCTGTTCAGGAGCTTGAAACTTTAACTCTCCACCATTATCACCAGTAACCAATCGAATGCTTCTCGCTGATTCAAAGTTAGGTGGTAACTCTACATATTGACCGGCAGTTGCGGCAGTTGAAACAATCTCCATACTCCGCACATTTAATACTGCTACATCATTTGAGTACATAGCGTTTTCAGCTAACAATATAAAGTCAGGTATCTTAGTGCCTAAGTCGTCACGATGCGACCAATCAACTATTTCTTTTACTAAGTTATCAAAGTTATCTAAAGCCATTAGATTATGCCTTGTTTAGTTCTTAAAAAATTCCACGCTGGATCGTTAAGCTTGGATAATAAATACTTTCTGTTTTCTACTGCTAAAGGGTTAGGGTTTGGATAGCCTTTCGCCTTCATATCTTCGCGCCACATCTCTAATACAATAGGAGGTATAGACGCCATCTTGTGCATATCACCTTTAAAGCCACCTGACTGCATACTCATTTCGGTTTTATTAGCATCAAGGAACGGATGTACATCTTGTTCCTTTTTAATGTGTATTTTGCCCGTCATGTTGTCTTTATGAAAGGTTTCAATAATACCTGTTTGTAAGTCTATATCGCGCATTTAAACAGCCTTAACCTTTTTGAATATAGCTAATTCTTTTTCGCTACAAGTGAATTCTTCACCTTTGCAAACCTTACCTTTAGATGTAAACAATATCTTTAGTGCGATATGTTTCTTTGGCGCTTTTTTAACTTTTGTTTCTTCAGTCATGATAATAACCTTAGTTTAATGGGCGTCCTTGCCCTTATGTTATTCCTATGAAGTTAATGCAGTGATGATACCGCTAGACTTCTCGTTACGTGCTTCAAGTGTATACTCAGAAAGTAATTGAACGCGATCTGAATCACCAGTTTTAGCTAGTGGATTTTCTTGGAACTCAGTAATGGAAGCCATTGACCACATATCCATCTGCAATACTAACATTGAAGTTTGTACTTGGAAGCGGTTAGGAACTACAGCAAGTGAACCGAAATCTGATACATAAATATCAATTGCGGCTGTAACTGTTTTAGCATTACCATCAACAACACGTTGAGCAGTACCAGCAGCGCCACCATTAACCAAACCAGACATAGCCTGTTTGATAACTGAGCCAACCATAATGGTATCTGGCTCACCGCCTTCATCCCAAATCGAGGCAAGAACACCTTGTAATTGAGACTCTGCAAAAGCTCGGTTAGTACCTGGAGTGTTTGCATCTGTACCATCACCAGTAGGAGCAGCAGCACCCACACCGCCATCAAAGTTAGTAGCTAACCATGATTCGACACCTGCTAATTCACGAGCGACAGATTCAGACCCGACTACTTTAGCGTTGTTAGCTAATAGCGCTGATTCCATATCACGCTTAAGCTCTTTAGCCATCTTCATGATCTGGTAGTCCATCTCATCACCACGACCAGCCGAATCAACTTCACGCTGTGTACGAGTTACGCGAGGCACCTTGTCACTAATCTGTGTAATGTTACCTAATCGCACGGTAGGAGTTGCGGCTGTAGTTGTCGCGTCCTCACCTTCGATTACGGCATTAGAAGCGCTAGCAGTTGCTAAGCTGTCTGTTTGCCACTCATGGTTGGTAGCAGTTGCCACACCGTGAGCAATACCCGAAATAAACGGGGTAGTTGTTGGGGAAATATCATAAATGATATCGCTTAAATCTTCGCGGTTACCGATTGCGTCATATGTACTAGTAGTATTAGTTGGAGTAGCCATTATTTATTTACCTTTAGTTGTTAAGTTGTCGTTTAAGTTTGCGTAAAGCTACAGCGTTCTTGTCAGTCGGGTTATTTTTAAAAGCCTTTTGTGCTGCTTCTAAATCCGTCTGAATTCCGCTTGCTGCTGCTCTTGGTTTTGTGCTTACCGGAGCTTTGCGTATTTTCTTCTCAATCGCTACGTTTTTACTGTTTTGCGATTTGTAACGTGCTGCATCTAATATAATTTCATAGTGTCGCGCATCAAAAGAAGTCATATCCGCTTGACTAATGCCGCGTGATTCTGCGTAAGAAGTCATCAAGTTAGTGTCAGTAATAAACTGCTTGCTTTGCTTTCCGTTTTCCATCCATTCAGGATGAGAAGCGGCTAGGTCAGCACTAACTTTAACCATATCTACACTCTGTGTTGGTAACTCTGCTTTAGACGAAGCCAATAGCTTTTTACGGTTACTCATTTTTTCAGTGTGTTCGATATACTTTTCCGGTTCGTACTCTCGCCATTCTGCCAAGACTTCAGCGCTTGGTGTATCTTCTTCAATCATCGCGTTTAGTTGTGCGAGTTTATCATTGAATTCAGATTGCTTTGCGGCAAAGTCATCCTCTTTAACCTTGAATGTTTTCACATCTTCGGCATGAGATTGCGTCTTGCGAGTATAATCAGCTTGCATAAGTCCATTATCTTTCCACTCTTTGAGTTGGGTCGAGCTTACTTCTTCACCATCAATATCGTAGTAAAAAAGGTCTGTTTCCTCATCATTCGCTTGCGATGCTGTAACTTCTTCTGCTGGTTCTTCAATCTCCGATGTAACTTCTTCATTAGCTATTGCCTCTGGTTCAACTACTTCTTCAATTGGTGCATCTTCCGACACGTTAACAGCTTCGGTATTTTCGGTTGGCGCTTCTGGTGAAGGCTCCGCAGTACCTCGGCTTAATTTAATTCTGTTTACAAAATCTTGTTCTGCTGTTTGCATGTTGTCAGTCCTTCCGGTTGTTGACGGTTAAATAACGTTGTGTAGTTTAATGTTTGCTCGTTCTATTAATGTTAACTTTGCGTTCTTACCTTCTTTAATGGCCTTAGTAAATTTATCTAAGAATCCATTTAATACTTGTGATTGATGCCATGCTGATGCGCGTTCTTTTTCATTGTTCAACTCTGTGCTTTCAAACTTGTTTAGTAAGTCACCACGTAAAGAGATAATAAACTCCTGTATTAGTGGGTCATTAAGTAATTGGTCTGCACGTTGAGCCTTTTGTACTTGGTTCTTTAAATCTGTTTCACTACGCATCTAATCCACCTGGTAAGTCAGTATTGTTATCTAATTCCATTTTAGTAATGGCAAGTGCTGTATCTGATTGTTGCTTGTTAGCTGTTTGAACTGTTTCAACATCAAACTGTCTAATTTGCTCTTGCAGTTGTGCGATCTTAAGTGCTGCATTCTTGTTGTCAGTTTCAGCCTTTGATTGAGCTTTGATTGTCTCAGCTTCAGCCAATGGATTCTGCATCTGTTGAACTTGTTGTTGTAACTGCATAACCATATTATTTAGTAATTCGTTTTCAGCTTTGAGTGTTTCTTCTGGTTCTTCAGGGTTATTAAAGAACTCATCAACGCGAGGAAAGCCTAGACCGTCAGTGATTCGTTTCAATGTATTGTAAATATCCACATCATCAGCAAGTGTTGAGCCGTTAGCTTTTAACTGTTGCTGAATAGCATATAAACCTTGCAAGCTTTCAACTGACTTCTCATTATTACCAGCACCTAAACCAACGTTAGATTGTATATGATGCTTATACTTCCATGAAGTAGGGTTAACTGTTAATTGCTTACCTAACACTCTAATCTCTGTTTGAGTATCTTGGAACCTTGACGCTAACCATGCGATACCTTCATACAATTTACGAAAGCCTGTTTCTGCATAGTTACGTGCTATCAATTCTACTTTGGCATCCGATGAGTCTTTGATGCCGTTGAATCGTGTAGCTGTTTCACTCATTATCTTGTCAGCATCTAAACCTTGATTAGCTAATAACGCGCCAGTTGTTTGCGCTCTTGCTTGATCAACATACTGAATAACTTGTAATGTCTTATCACCAGTATAAGGAATAGTTAAAGGCATAACAGCGTTCTGAGGTAGAATTTTAGTATCTTCCTCCATTCTAATTATACCATTATCCCGATACGTCAACATATCATCTAAGTCAATATCAGGATGAACAACGTTACGAGGACGTTGAGAAATTCTAATGTTGTCATTCATGCCACGTACTAAAGCAGTTTTTTGTAATTGTGTTGAGTATGTAATCTCAGCACGACTACGACCAATAGCTTTGTGAGGCATTAAGATTGCAGATAGTGAAGCGTAAGGTACATGATTAAAGTATTCGTTTACTAATACCTTGTTACCTGAAATCATTACG